CCCAGAAGGCGCAGCTGGAATGGCATATTTCGCAGACGATAGGCTTGCAGATGTAATTGAAGCAGCCGAAGAATGCCCTGGTGAGTGCATTTTTATAGAACCATAAAGGAATATAGTATGAATCAAGAAAATTTTTATGACTCTGAAAAACCAGAAGAATATGTCTATGATCCTGAACTTATTGACTATGATTTATTCTTTAAAGATTTGTGGAAAAAAGAAGACGACTTTTTAAAGTCTGTGGGCGTCGAGCCAACTAGCTAGTAACTGGTGTATCTCGTATAGGCAATTACTATAATCCCAGCAAACAGGAGGGATTATATGGAACAAATTAAGAATATTATAATGCGCATTGTTGCGACTTTCGCAGCTTCGGGCTTAGGCGTAATTGGTGCTGGCACAATAGCCGGTGTGCCACTCTGGAAAGCCATTTTCATGGCAGGTATTGCTGGCGTAGCAACTGTAGTAGAAGGTTTATCTAGGGCGTTTCTTGATGACGGTAAATTATCTGTTGCAGAAATAAATGAAGTCTTTAATGGAGTAGACAAAAAAGTTAAAAAAGCAGCAGATGCCAAATGAAGAAAGTGCTTTTAGCATTTGGAATACTTATTTTATCTGCATGTGGCTACGATGGAAATTACAGATACTCTTGTCAGGACCCAGAAAACTGGGAAGCAGAAGAGTGCAATCCGCCATTATGCAGAGTAGATGGAAACTGCACAGAAACTTTACTTGGATTCAATCCAAACGAAACAACAACAACACAGGAGATAGTCGCCCCATGAAAAAACGTTTAACACCAGCAGAACTTGATGCTCGACTTAAGTTTGTGGTTGGTTGCGTTATGGCAACCGTTTTAACCCTTACAACTATTGGAGTTATTTACGCTCTTGTATTTGTTACACAGCCAATTGGTGCTCAAGCAGAAAATGACAAAATGTTTTTTAGTGTTTTGTCCAGCATTGCGACATTCATTACTGGAACACTAGCTGGATTAATGATTTCAACTGGTGGCAATAAAGAAGATAAAAACGGTAACGGGATCCCAGACGACGAAGAGTAGTATGAATATTTCACCAGAAATGAATGCGTGGAATACGTGTTCATTAGAAGATTTATGGATTTTTGATAAATTAATTGTTGCCAAAAAAGCTGGTCACTTATGCGGGCCACGTGGGATACCCGTACCAAAACCTGGTGAATATTTTGTAAAGCCAGTTATTAACATTGAAGGTATGGGAGAGAGAGCCCGAGTAGAGTATCTTGAGCAAGATACATGCCATCTGCACCCTGGAGAATTTTGGTGCGAAATATTTACCGGCGAACACATCAGTGTTGATTATAAAAAATACGAACCAATATTATCTGTCGTTGGAACTAAACACAGTAAACATCCATACAAAAGATTTACTTACTGGGAAAAAACAGAACAAACATACCCTCTTCCACACTTTTTAGGTCTCGTTCCTCTTAGGCATGAAAAAATTAATTGTGAGTTTATTGGTGGAAAATTAATTGAGATACACCTACGTGGCAATAGCGATTTTTTACATAAGAATACATCAATGATTCCAGTATGGAAAGATGAACACCCAGAAAACTTTGATGTTAACTTTCATTACACCCACCTGATCAGAGATGGATACCGCTTTATTAGCGACAACGGCCAAGAGTTAGAACGCCTAGGAATTTGGGTTCGTTAGTTGGGTATTATTACGGTTAAGCGTACTGCTTACTTTTCCACTGCTTCACTTTCCAAAAAACAGTAGTGGTATATCTTTCCCCAGAAGTTACAGTCTTAACACCGTGTGCATAATTTGCGCCACCTGGGAAATACACTAGCGTTCCAGCCTTAGGCTTAAAAGATATATCGTATTGGCTAAAGAAAAATTCTCCACCCTCGTAATCATCAGCGTAATACAAAACATTGCTTAAGTCTCGCCAAGATTCACACACCTTGTCAGCGTGCTCGTTTAGATGATCGCCAGGTAGGTATCTCGCCACTTGGTTAAATACTCCAGGTTCCACTTCGCAATCAAACTTTTCCTCTAAAAGAACTTGAACTTTTTGTCTATAAAAATCCATCAGCTCAACCAACTCTTTATCTTCGTTAAACTTTAATATAGATAAAGGAAATTCTACTGGATTAGGGTTTTCGGCAAACCCTGTTTTTTTAATAAAATCATTAACTATTTTTAAGTGTTCTTCAGAGATAAAATTTTCAACTATATAAATATTCTTTACATCTTCAGGGTCTATCAATACATCTTCAGAACCTTCGTAAAAATATCCGCTGTTATTTTTTATGTACATTTTAATACCAAACTGGCTTTGAGCCTTGTGTTATAATTTTTTTGATCTTTGAACCCGGGGCTGCATTTATTGAATAGGTGGTGCATCTGTTGTCCCAAACTATTATATCACCAGTACTCCAAGTAGTCGAAAAAACATTTTGCTCATCCTGAAAAAACTCAAGCAAGTAAGCTAAATATTTTTGCCAAACATCATTGTCTTTACCTATAGTAGAAGGGCCGCTATAAAAAACTGATTCCCTATTTGTCTCTGGATGGATGCGCAATGCCGGGTGCTTATATTCTTGTTGAGACTGTCTTTGATGTAAGTCTCTTGGGTTTTTAATATTCCAACCAGTAATATTGTGTTTAGTTATAAATTCAACAATTTTTGGATCCAACAAATTTCTTACTTTTTCTAAATCAACCCAACTAATTAAATTAGATTCCCCTACAGATTCAACAATCTCCATCATACATATATCTGCTACCTTAGTGTCCCAGCACAGATCATTTTGCCATCTTGCGTAATAGCCATATTCTCCAGGGCCAGCATTTTGTAGCGGGGCAAAGAAAGAGTAGTCGTAATCCTCGTCAACCAAAATTGAAGATTCACCTGGAGCAAATGCTTCAATAAGGCTTTCTGTATCTTCAGGACAAAAATCTTTGAATACCAACACTTTATGGTCTAAAAGTAGACAGGGATCGTCAATTATTCCATTTTCAATTATTTTACCAAAATTAGACATACGACAATTATAGCATTTTATATTTTAAAAATCTTATACAATTAAAAAATTGTTGTTAACCAACTAAATTGTAGATGTCCAATAACATATTCTCAATTTCTTGATGAGTAAACAGTTCTCTATTTTGTCTTGTTACCTCTGATAATAGTGACTCAACTGATGCCTTAACGCTAGCTAGCTTTGCGTCGTCTTTATTTAAAAGTAATCTACTCATATTTAGTCCTCATCGTTTTGTAGCATTTGGTGCGTGTAGTGCACAGCCAGAGCAACACCAGTAGCTATCATAGCTATCTTTCTTGTGTCACCTGACAGTGTAATAAATACTACCACGCTACCTGCTAATGTAAACGATAGTCCAGCTGTTTCTTTAGCGAACTTCTTAATGAAGCCCCATAAGTTGAACTTTCTTTCCATTGTACCCTCCTCGTATTTAAATATACTATTTCTTGTGAATTTTCCGTTTTCGTCTTCTTCTGGGCCGGCAATTTCTCCGGCTGCTTCTTGACCCTCTTCTTCTCGCCTGCTGCGTCCTTCAGTATTAGTACTACCAGATCCTCCAGAGCCACCTCCAGAACTACCTCCAGAGCCGCCTGTAGAGCCTCCAGAAGCTCCTCCTGTGGCTGCAGTTCCAACTACGCCAGCAACAGCTGTAGTAGCTGCTATGAGCGTTCTACGGCTTCCTACGTCAACCTGGGAACCTACAGCAACGTAGTCGTCAAAGCCTTCTCCGTAGATATCGACTTCTTGCTCAAGAGCATCTTTAATATCGTCTGGTGCATTAGTGAGGGCTTCTGCCAATTGGGCTTCTTGTTCTGGTGATACATTTGCCACGTCTAGGGCAGCAAACACTTCTGTGGCTTGGTCTGGAGTTATGCTTTCTAGAACTTTAGGGCTTGCGGAAAGTTCAGCTGATTGACCTGGATCAATGCCACCCTCTTGACCCGTGATCAAGTCAACGACTTGTGATACTTGGTCATTTGTAATTGTGTCTGACTCCAACACATCTACGATGACACCAACCGACTCGGCATCTAGTTCGTTACCTAAGACGGCAGTAAAGGTTTCAATCAAAACCTCGTTGCTTACTTCTTCGTCAAAGACCGCACCAAGAACAGTGTTCAACAACTCTGAGGTGAGTTCGTCTGCCAATACATCAACGATGAGGTCAATTGTTTCTGCATCGGAAAGGTCATCGTCAAACACGCTGTCGAAGATTGCTTCTGTTTCTGACATGCTCAGGTTTGTTTCAAGCAAGTCTTCAAGAACCGTCATAGTGTCCGCAACCGATATATCTTCGTCAAATACGGCTGCCATAACTGTGTCTAGGTCGCCAGAACTAAGCGGACCATCAAAGATTGACACCAAAGCCGACACCATATTCTCAGCAGAAGTATCTTCCGAGAACGCCGAATCCAAAACTGCCGTCAACTGTGCGCTAGTGATGTCTGCATCCAACATCGTTGTTAGTGCTTCAGTGAATACATCTGCCGAAACATCTTCGGTGAACACGGCTTCTAGGACATTGTCAAACTGTGTGTTGGTAAGTTCTGCACCAAGGAGAGTGTCAAGAACAGCGCCAACCTCGTCAGCCTCAATATCGGTAGTGAACGTATTTTCAAGAATATTGTCCAATATGACTGTCGTGATTGGCTCGTTGTCTTCTATGTCTGTGAAGGTATAATCATCTGGTGGAATTATTACTACTACCGTTTCGGTTTCTGTTGGGTCTATTTCAATTGGTTCTGAATATTCTGGAATTGTCTCTGTTGGCAATTCAATTCCAGTTCCTGTTTCTACGGGAAGCGGCACCGTTGTGGATTCTGTTTCAGGCTCTGGGTATTGCGGGAGTGGCACTGTTGTACCGTATGGGGGAGTCACGACGACAGGAGCGACAGTCGTACTGGTCGTAGTTGTAGTAGTAGATGAAGTGGGTGTCGGGTCAAGAACAGTTGCATCAACGGTTACTTCAGGTCCATAGGTGCAACTACCAGTTCCAACCCCAGCACACCCAGCCGTCATTGCTTTGATGCCGAAACGAACGGGTCCATATCCAGTCGTGACAGGATTGCTACCAGAGAACATTTCAGTGCTTAACGAGTAGTTGGTTCCTTGATTAGTCCAAACCCCCCAACCACCCGATGTTGCTCCACCAATTACGGTGAGGTCATAAAAACTAACCGAGTAACCGTAGATAGAAGTATTACTTGCCGCCGACGCATCCCAATCAAGGTCAACACTTCCGTCTGCGTTTGCAACAGCCGTCAGGTTTGTAACTGGATTAAGGTAAGCCGCAGTGATTGTGTTGTTGGACTCCACATACCCAGAGCCCGAGAAATTGTTTGTGTTTTGCGCAGTAGTGCCAAATGTGTTTCCACTGGCTGTGGAGAACGAGTTCGCACTTACTCCGTTGTACACAGAAGAACCGTTATTCCAATTGTTTGCAAACTGAATAGCGGTTGTGTTTCCATTGAATGTGTTACCTGAAACCGTTTGGTTGCCAGCGCCAACCGCCCAACTTGTCGGAATGTATGAAGAGAAGTACACGCCAACACCGTTTGAAGTAAATGTTGAATTTAGAACTTGCTGACGGTTGAGCCCCCCTAAATATGCACCAAACTGTGTGTTGCCTGTGAACTGGCTGTTATCTATTTTGACAAAGCGCTCGGTACGAATGCCATAAGTATTTGATGTAAATGTAGAGCCATTGACATAAATACGATTTGAGTAATCAGTATCCGTAAGGCTCAGGGTATCAGGTGTGTTTCCGTGGTCAGAGGTAATTGCATAACCGTTATTGGTGAATTGAGAATTATTGAATGTGGTCACTCCACCGCCGCCTTGGTAGAAAGCCCACGATGAATGATTGGAAATCTTGATTCGGTTGAATGTCATTGTTCCGGAGGCGTTGTAAATAAGCCCACCGTCCCATGAAACATTTTTACCTTGTTTGAATGTCATGTCCTCAATAACAATTGTTCTTGAGCCATTGTTGTAAATTGCTCGGTACAAATTGTTGCCATCAATAATCGTCGTAGCCATTCCTGTGCCAGTGATTGTTATGCCATCAGTAATTGCGGGCAAGTCAGAGGTAAGTGTGACTGTCCCTTCAAGCCCTTCGGCAAACGTAATGCTGTCATATATTCCACCAGCTTGTGCATTTGCCTGGTTGATCGCCCAACGAAGAGTCCCAAGACTACCATCATCTATCAGACTAGTGACCACTAGTGATGTTGCTGGTGCTGCACCAGCAGATTGAAACACATAGCGGGTATATTCAGTAGAGCCATTAAGGCCAGTCTTTTCCCCAAGCCTCCAGCCACCCATGATGCTTCGGTTTTGCTGGCTACCACTGGTATGCCAAGACATTCTTTGCGCGCCTGTCTGACCGCTCCAAGCATCATATGTGTCTGCGGAACATTGTTGGATTGTTTGATTGGGGGAGAAACCAAATGACCAATCATTAAAATACCAGTAAGAACCGTTAGATAGATGTGCGGTAGTCGTATTAGTTGAACACATAGACTGTCCTGGTGTCTCAGTAAATACTTCTGTTCTCGGGGCTGCAGCTAACAGGTCAAGCGTTGTGCCCCCTGTTGGCCCACCAGCAACCATAATATATTCTTCGTCACATGCATTGGTTATAACCGAAAATAAACTACTGTTAGCATAGAGATTGGAGTAGCAAAGCTCCCATCCACCCTCTGTGACAGTGGAGATTGCAACCTCTTCAGCTTGACCAGAAGGATAGTATGATGGGCCATCATTAGCTGATGCCGAGTTAACTGGCGGAACAAAAGATCCTATTAAAAATAGCGGGACAAAAATCCATGCAGCTTTACGCGTAAAAGCATATTTCAATCTAGTAGTTATATTCATTTGCCCTCCGCAAATAATAGTAATGACTAGATAATAAATATTTTGATTAATCTATATCAAGAAGCCAAGAATTAAAAGAATTTTTCTTTCCTGTTTCCATATAAGAAGTTAAATCACTAAGTTCTTTTAGCGCTCTAGTTTCAGCTTGTGCCTGTGATGGTTTGCTTCCGCTTTCTGAAGAAACACCATACTTTTTGAACCAATTAACCAACACATTAAAAGCTACATTAACATCAGAGTCTTGTTTCCAAGTATTTTCTCCACCGATATTCCATGGGTTAAATAAAAATCCTACGCCCCTAACATTCCAAGGTTTGTCTATTTTTTTCATGATTGATACTTGAGGTATATATGGAAGTTGAATGTTTGTAAGTTGTTTTTCTAAATAATTAGAAGGCAAACTAAATTTAGATTTCATCATCCACACTTGATTAGCGGGTATCCTCGCCCAATCAGCTAAGTAAGACGAAGCATTCTTTCTATCAGCTATGTTGTATTCACCTTCAAAAGCTGGCGTGTTTGCATTAATCAAAGCAAGTGCAGAATTTTTAGAAGACTTCGAGGGACTAGATGCTTTGCCCTTAATGTCTTTTATAATATTTTCATTTTTTATAAAAGCTTCCCATGCGTACTTCTTATTATTTTTACTAAGATCTGCTTCTCCGCTAACAGCATAAGGAACAGACCAAAGCATCGCTGTTCCAAGCCAACCATTTTTGGGGTCAAAACTATTTGTGTCTTCTGGCTTACATCTTATTTGTAAAAACCCTAAATGTTCTGAACCATTTGCTACACCTATTCCTATTTTATTTTCAGCTAAGTTTCCTTCTCTAGAAGCAATAGCTGTAAACACCGCCGCCAAACCAAAAGAAAAGTTTCCGACCAATGGATGAACCATCATTTCAAAAAATTCATCATATGTTAAAAAATCACCCGGATCAGATGAACCATTATATGGTTTAGCTACTTTAAATATTTTAGGGGAAAGACCATCTAAATTTTTTAGGCTAGGAAGCACTGTAAATTTATTGCTAGTTACTGTTGTTTGCCTGCCAAAAGCACCACCTCCTGTTTGAAATGGTGTTGAACTTTTGCGTGCAGGAGCATCAAAATCTATATTAGAATTGATACTTTCATTGATAATATTTGGTTTTACCGAAAGATTAGTTAAGGCTGGCGTTGAACTTACTTTTTTTGTTGCGCTAACTATGTTTGGATTAACTTTATTTAAAACTTGTTTAATAGTTGAAGCCTTTTTGAGATCTTCCATTTTACTTCTAACCAATGGAGTAGCAAAAGCAACTATGTAATACGTTATATGCCAATCGTCATCTGACAAAAAATTTTCTCTTGACCAACCATAGTTTAACATATTATTAGCCATCCAATCGATAGCTTTTTTATTTTTAAAAATATCGTTATGCAAATCTACAGATATGCCCCAACCATGATTCGACATCCCGGGTGTCGCCATAGGTGGATCTCCAGCTTTAGAATATTCTCTTTTTTTATACCACCATTTTCCGCTGTCATTAGGGTATAAAGAATTTGGCCACCAATACTTTATATAATCATTACCAACAAAACTCCCACCATATGCAGAAGAAGATCGGCTGACACCATCTTCAAGTACAGGGTTAGCCGCCACTGTCGGGAACTCATGGTTGTTAATAAATAGTTTTCCGTTACGCCTCCATTCAGGTTTATCATCAAAATACGCTGGGTATCTTCTATCGTATTTTCTAGACCACGGAGTTGGTGAATACTTTTGTTTAAAGTTTTTTACTGCGTTATTTAAATCTCTAAAAGCTGAAGTGACTCTTAGTTTATACTTTGTCGCAGCAAAAAGGTCGTCTGCCATTACTTTAAAAGATATTGCAGCTGTTCCGAGACAGTTTAAAACTTTCTCCAAGACCAAAGCTTTGAAGTGTTGGGCCAAAGTGAGCAGGTACTCCATTTTCATTAGGTACGTATAGACCAGAACTCTTATCATAATGAGTCCATGTTTCAAATGGGTCCCTATCTAGTTGCCTTATTGGCCAATCATTTCTTGTTTTTAAACTCATTGTGATTTATACACTCCTCTTGCGCCATCTAAGCTAAAGCCTATGGGTGTTATAAATTTAGCTGAAGCTTTTCTTTCTTTAACATTTGTTTTTTCTGATTCAGGGCCAGAGTATCTAACATAATTTCTTGTAGCATCAATATTGAGATAGTCTGACGGAACAAAAATTTTACCTAAAGGATATGTTCTTCTTAAAGTTTTATTCCAAACCATTCCATACCACCAGTTGCCATTTATAATAAATGTATTTGGGTTATCAAATATTGCAGCCTGAGCAATGTTTAGTGTTGCAGAAGCTATTTGGAACCATTCTAAACCATTCCACATATATATTTTATCTGTGTCAGTTTCATATATTGTTTCAGAAAAACCAGGTGCCACAGGCCTTTCCGTAGACAAACACTTATATGTAACATTATATTCTTGTGTTTGCGATTCCGACAAAGAAACTCTGAATTCAAAAGAGTCACCATTCCTCCAAATTAATTTGTTCCTCAAAGACAAACCAGGACCATGATCCGTCACCCTATTCTCACACGGTGCCTGCCTGTATCTATCGACTGCTAGCTCAGGAATAGATTTCATTCCACCATACATAGAAAAGAAACATACCGCCAAAGATTCTGTTTCTCCAGTGCACTTAGGTGCGTCCCTTTCTAAACCTATTTTTCCGATATTCTTTACCACTCCCGCATCATCTGATATATTAAATTCTAAAATCCAAGAAGTGTGTGAAGCTATTTGAGATATAATTAAATCTTGTTTTAATGATTTAAATTTTGTTCCAGCGAACTCAGCATTGCGTGCCCATAGACCATCATTAGATTGAAGTGTTGTTTCATTCTTCACTGGATCATTAATAACTATTACGCCATCAGTAGGTGGTTGAACAGTTTCATTAGGTGGAGTTACCTCTGGGTTTCCAGGAATTACTGGAGCTGGCTTTGGCGGCGTGACTCCTGGAGTTGGATTTGGGTTTACTGGTTTAGGTTTTGTCGGCTTAGGTTTTGGAGCCGGCGTTGGAGAAGGTGCTGGAGCCACTGGAGCCACTGGCATATTTGGATCTGGTATAGTTGTAAACGTTATACTATCCCACTTACCTGCGTTACCAGACCAAGATTTGCCGGCAGAAGACTTAAGAACATGAGCCCCAATAAAAACACTTATATCTGTGTTATAAGGCAAAACATTTTTAGGCGTAATAGTTATACTGTTGTAATCTAAGAAAGAAACTTCAGAACTAAATATATCTATTTTAGCTAAAGCTTTAGTAGTATTTTTTTTGTAGAAGAAAATAGACCCGCTATTTCTTACCATAGACAAGTCAAATTCTAGCGTTAACTTAACATCTATATTAACTCTTTTATTATCATTTTCTGGGGTTAATGAAGTAACTGAATATGACAAAAACTTTGGTTCAGGAACTACGGGGCCTAATGGGGCGGTAGTTGTAGGTGGCGCAACACCGTCTCTTTGATCTGGGATGGTTATCTTAGGGATAGGGACTGTTGTGACCGGCACTGTTGTCACAATCGTGCTTGACGGTGATCCGTTAGCAGGAGTTGTAGTAGTAGATGGTGTAACCACTGTTGTCGTCGTGACGCCATTAGCAACAACGGTTGTTGTAGTAGAAGTGCCATTTGGGGCAACTGTCGTAGAAGTACTAGGCGTATACGGTGGTAGTACTGGGATTTTTGGTGGGAAAACAATAGTCGTAGTGGTTATGGAACCGTTAGGATTGCTGACTGTAGTTGTTGTAGATTGTTGTGCTGGGAGAGTTGTCGTTGTAGTGGCCCTAGGAGTGGTGGTGGTCGTTGTGGTTGCTATTGGTCTTGGGGCTCCAATACCAGCCGCTCCAGCTCCAGGCCTTGCACCTGGTGCAGCTGGGATATATTTAGTTACAGTTGTCGTAGTTGATGGCAACAAAGTAGTAGTCGTCCCAATTTGTATTGTAGTTGGAGTTGTTGAAGAGGTAGGCGGTACGTTGATAGGCGCAGTCGGGATGCCCGTAATTAAATCATCTACAATGTCAATATAATTAGGCGGGTGTATTCCATCGCCAGGAGCGTTAAAATCTCCAACAAATATAAATCCATACTTTTTGCAAAGCATTTCTAATTTAAGATTAAAATATGTTCCAGGATACTTATCGTTCAGTTGTTTGGATATTCCCATGACATAAACTAAAGCAATTAGTTTTCTATCTGTAAAAACTTTTATTTGGTCAAACTGCTTTTTTGCATCACTCAATGCGCTGGCAACATTGCTAGCTTGCTTTATCTGATTTGATGCCCCGGTTGAAAGCCATAATATTCTGCCGTTTAGCTGCTTGTCTTTTTGATCTATATACTTAAGAACGTTATTTATTCTCCTTGAGACTTCGTACATGTTATCCCCGACTTTATGATGATACCCATCCCAAACGCAAAACTGGCTGTATAAACCACTCGACTTAGGAAAATAAGTTTCATTCTGACAAGCAGAAGGGTCGTTAAGAAAAACGTTTGGCACAACTTGTGAAGTTTCCACTCCTGGATTCAAAGAATCATATCTATCAGATAATCCTACTGCAATACTGTCACCAATTATAATTGGTACCTTATTAGTTATCGTTGTTACATTTGATGGGGTGATTGTTGTTGTTGGGGACAGACCATCTCTTTGATCTGGATAAACTATTTTAGGAGCGACAGTTGTAGTAGTAGACTTTGGCGGGACAGTTGTTGTTGTTGACTTCTTGGGTATAGTTGTTGTTGTAGTTGCTTTAGGTATTGTTGTGCTAGTTGTAGGTTTTGCCGGGATAGTGGTTGTTGGCGCAGAAGGAACAGTTGTTGTTACTGGAATATTTTTTCTAATATCCGGATTTCTTAATAACTGATCTATTTTTTGTCTTTCTATAAGAATTTTAGAATCTAAATACCCACTTATATCTTTCTTAATGTCGAAAAACCCCTCTTGAAGACTTCGTATTTGGTTCGATTCCAAAACTGTTTCGGTACCGAGAATAAACATTATATTAAATGGAGAAACAGTGGTAACTGATAATTTTACTGGATAAACTTTGTTATCCAATCTAGTAACACGAGCCCAATGATTTGCTGGCTTATTATCTGGAGTCGCCATTCCTGAAGGCCATTTCTCGACTTTTTTAAATGCGTCAACAGTATTTTTGGCTCCGCTCCCTCCGGAATTAAATGGGAAAGTATAATCTGGCTTAATTGAATAATAAGAATTATTAAATGTAAAGTTTCTAGTCACAAGTTTGTTGTATACATAATCTAGGTCATTTAAAATTACAACTTTTCCATTTTGCATTAAATCGGCCAGAGCACTGTGCGCTAACTTTAGATTGTATGAATACAGCGAATCTCTTTGTTCTATTTCCAAAGACGACGTGGCTATCATTCTGCCATTAAGCTTATTCAACAATGGAACAAAATTTTTTTCTACATAATTTTTGTATTCTGGCAAATAGTATATTGTAGACTTGTAGGGGGGATTACCTGGAACATACTCGACGATGCGTAGTGGGTTGTCGCCCGTCACAACATTCACTAAATCTGATAAATTTACCGCTTGAACGTTTGTAAGTTTCTCTACGGCTAAACCTCCTGGCTGCTCATTTTCGAGCCTAGATATAGAAATTTTTAAATTTTCTGGGTACAGTGCATTATTTTTTTTATTTGATATTTCTTTTCTAAAACCCCATAAGTAATTATAATTTTTAATTTCATCAGAAGTGGTTGCTGGTTGTTCTCCAATACTATCTGTTCTAACAATTGTTTTTTTTGTAATAACTGCTGGACTTTTTATTCCAATATAATTTAATGTATTAGCCATGATCCCAGCATAACCATTTACGGCGGTTGGGTTAACTACTAAAATAGTTGGTCCATTAATTCTTGGAACAACATTATTGTCCCAAGGAGAAGATCCAATTGGCTTAACAGGTGTGACCGTAGTGGTCTTTGTTGTCGGCTCTACAATAGTTTGCCAATAGCCACCACCTGCACCTGGAAATATTGAGGGAATTTCAACATTTTTGCCAGACCCGGTCAACACCAGTTATTGTGTTACCCCCCTTGTTCCCTGGGTCTGGGACCCATACTCTTTTTGGCGTGGTAGTAGGTACGGTTTTTGGCACAGTTGTTGGCACAGGCTTAAATTCATCTACTTCTTCCGTTGTTCTATCTGTGTATTTACTTGGCTTAGTTTTTGCCGCGTAATAAACTAATGTATTTTGAAAATCTGGATCAGTTTTAGGCATATCGCTACACCAGCTCCACCCATAGCTTGCGCCATTAGTTTTAATGAAATTAATTATTTTATCATTATTGTTTTTTATCTGGATGCAAAGACCAGTGCCAAAAATGTTAAACCCAGGAAGGGGGTTGTACTTTATTATAGTTGTTGGGTACCACTTCACCCCAGCATAAATTCTTCCGTTTTTTACTTCTGGAATACCAGAAGCTTTAGAAACATTAGTCGGAGTCTTGCTGTTTATTGCTTTAAATTCTTTTTCTTGAACAGATAAAGTTTTATATACAGTTGTATATTCTATTTTTATCCCTTGTTTTTTTGCAGCTTGCACCATGTCGTCCAGTGTCCACGCTGGTGCGAAAGGAAGCTTAATAGATGATTTATAAAAATCTTTTTCCGGCAACGTTCCGTTATATGCGCCATAACTTTTTGCTTCAGTGGTATAAAGATAACTTAATATTTTGCCAAAATATATAAATTTTGGTCGTGACGTAAGTTGCGGTACTATAGGGACACCAGTTCCATCAAACCTTCCCTGATCGCCAGGCAGATTATACTGAAGCGGGTTAGCCGGCAAACTGTTTACATCTACTCTTGTTACACCCATAGAAAATAAACCTTAATTTAATAGTTTAGATATACTAATAGTAACTAAGAGAAGCTTATGCTATCTAAAATTCTTACGAACCCAATCAGGATACGTATCGTCTACCTCATAGTATTTTAGCGGGAACCTATCAAATGGATCCATGCCCTCGCTTATTCTGCGAAGTATCTCTTTATCATCTTTAAATTCTTCTAGATTGTATTCGGTGTGAGCAAAAGATTCTATCTTATTCTTTATGTTTTCAATGTCTGTGAAAAAAGAAAAATGCCAGCCAGCGTCAGGTATCGTATACCAGGTTCCAGCTCTCAACTCTTGGCAAGATTGAGCCTCTAAATCTTTAAATCTAGCAGCAATTGGTCTAGCCCCCTGATTGCAGTGTTCCGGAACTTGCCAGTTATAATTCCAAAAATATTGTTTAACATCTAATCTAGCCGGGGTTTCAACTACCTTCAATTGATTAATAATATTTGAGCTTATTATTTCATCCGCGTCAGAAATGATTACAATATCATCTGCTTCGGCTTTATCTAGGCCAAAGCGAATAGCGTTGCGTTGGTAATGTTCTCTTTCCCAAGGGGACTTAACAGTGGAAAGATCTGGAGAATTGAAATGTATTTTAATTCTAATTATTTTATCTTCCCATTTTTTAGCCCAATCAGGTAGTTGGTCAAGGTAAAATGGTTTTTCTTTTCCAGTAAATGTTTCGGATGCTTCAACTATAACAAAGTGGTCAACAATATCACCTAGTTCTTCAAATCTTACGCGAAGCATTTCTTCTTCATTAAAATAGGTAAAACAATCAAATATTTTCATAGATACGAACATCCTTGTTGTTAAATAACGAATATCTTTTTATTTCTTTTTCGATCTGCGAATCTGCGGTAAATTCAGACTCAAGATTAGATGCCCACTTACCAGGGTTTACCGCCAAAATAAAACCACCTGGTTTTAAAACTCTTTTAATTTCTTGAGCTATTTGATGATAATTGTTGTTAAATATTTCTGGGTCATAATTAATTGAAATAAATAAATCAACACAATCATCAGAAAACAACATCGGATTTAAACCAGCTGGCCAGTAGTAGTTATTCTCGCTATTTTCTAATGGTGCCTCAAGTGCACTCCACAATCGCATTGCGCCGATCCCATGCTCTGTTGTATAGAGAGTATTCGCTAAATCCATGTCCTCTTGATAACAAACAGTAAAAGAGTTATTTTTAAAAATGTCTCTTATTATATGTGCTACATGATTCCAGTTCATTTACTTGACAGGCTTAATTGCGTCTACCTTAAGCCAACCCCATTCATCTCCACGTTTAACATCTAATATTTCAAAACCCATTCTCTCAAAATCATCTTGAAGCATTCTATGAGTTAAGCCCACGAAATGAAAATCAAAAGGATTTAGTTGCTCGGCAAAAAAGATCTGTTGCATTCTTCTATCGCCATCAAGGGAGTCCATTTGAAGTATCTGGTTGCAGGCCAACAAGAAGTCTGGAACTTCAATTCTAATCATTCCACCAGGCTTAACTATTCTGCACCATTCAGCCAGAACAGCTTGGTATTCTTTCCACGGAAAATGCTCAAGACACTCTGAGTTATATACGATATCTGCAAAATTATCTGGAAGATTGATCTTTCTAGCATCGCAAACTACGTCAACTGGAACATAAGTTTTATTAGCGTGGTCATACAGTGGTGTTGGATCTATATCAATATGAATCCAGTCTGGACCAAGATATGTTCTAGTGCCAATTACAACTTTTGTGCCTGCGCCTTGTGGGATAGTTTCTAATCTCATTTTTCCTACGTTCTTAAGGGCCAGACAGGCATCTTTGTAATATCTATTTCACTTAAAATTGGATTAGCACTATCTCTTGCTGAGAGGATAGGATCTTGCACAGACCATTCTGCACCGATCATTTTATCGTCCCAAGCAACTCCAAGTTCGTCAGCTTGATTGTAATAATTGTCTACCAAATAAGTTAAGATCATATCTGTAGTAGCAGAAAAACCATGGGCAACTCCTGGTGGAATATACAATCCAAGATTATTATCTCCTGTTAAATCTACTGAATATATCTCACCTTCCGTTGGTGACCCTATTCTCATGTCATAAATAACTGATCTTGCTTTGCCAAAAGGAACATACCAATAGTCAGACTGATGCAGATGGTAATGAAATCCAGCTAGGGCACCTGCAGATTTAGATGATCTATTTGTTTGTATTACTTCTCTTGCTCCCGGTATCCAATCTCTTCTATAAGATTCGGTGAAGAAACCTCTATCATCACCAAATTTTTGTGGCTCTACTAAGAAAGCACCTTTAATATTTGTCTCTTGTACATTTGCGCCCATTAGATTATTCTTCCTCTGTAAAAATTAGTCCATCTAGGGACTTTGATAAGATCAACTTCTCTACCCAAAGCAGCAATGTATACTGTTTCTGGATTTTCATTTAGTCCCTTAAGTTCTGGCTGTGACTGGTACCACTCTTCTAGGTAGATGGCACTCCAGTCTTCAAATCTAGTTACATTAGGACTATGGTATGTGACATTCGGGCCAACGTAATATTTATTCCACTTGTTAACCCAATTAACAACACCTTCGTTAATTCTATTTTTAGAAGCGGGATCGTTTGAACTAGTCGAATCATGCCCAACATGGATGGATGGATCAGCTATCATCTTCCAGCCATCAAGTCTAAGACGAGTTTGATAATCTACTTCTTCTTGGTGGCCAATCTTAGTATCAAATCCACCAATTCGCAAGTACGCTTGTTTCTTAAGCATCCAGCAAAAGCCAACTCCCCATAGTATTTCTGTGTACTTAGGTCTTGGAATTTGATAAGCCCCACCGTTAGGAAAGGCCATTGCAACTTCTAAGTTTGTAGCAAGATAGCCTGCAAGTTTTTCGTCCCATCCATGAGTTGCTACATAGGCATCGTTGTCTAAGTAGCCAACATAATCTGTTTCTGCCCACTCTAATATTTGATTGACTGCTCCAACGTATCCACTATTGCTATCTAAGAATCTTGGAATAATTCTTGAATCTTCACTAACGTGTCTTTCAATTACTTCTCTAACACCTGGATCCGTGGATGCATTATCGATAACTAGAAATCGCCAATCAGAAGTAGAGCATTGTCTCATGTTAGTGAGCATCGTGTTTAACTTGTCAGGATTGTTGTAGCTAGCAGTGCCCATATCTATTCTCATGGCTTTACCCACCACTGTCCATTTTCATGTCGGACAAATCCTATTTGCACTAACATTGTATCCCATTCCCATTCGTATTTATTATTGATAGAAAGGTGCATCGGGATAGAATTCCCGTGCTCCGCATCCCCTATGCCAAATGCATTATGAGGGATAAACACACCGTTTTTCTTTAAGCAGTTAAAAATAGCCAATGCCCATTCATCTACGTTTACAACGTGCTCTAAAAAATCTAAAGCAACAACGGCATCAAACTCGTTTATGCCAATTTTTGGGGCAAAGGTATCGGTGAATATGATTTTTATACCTAGATCAGGACGCTTGCTAAATCTATGCTGAGCAAAGCCGGCTGTCTTGCTGTCCTCTAGATCATGGTATGTGGTATTTAATCCTTCTTCGGCCATTCTCAAGCTCAGCGTACCGATACCGTCACCAATACTCAGGACATCTTTCTTGCCAGCATGCGCTAGTCCCAAACTAATACCCTCACACATGCCCTTGTAGTTAAAGCCATCATCTAAGTGATATGAAGAAAGCTCCCAAATATAAGTATCTGTATTTCTATACCAATTAAGAAGAGAGTCTGGATCATCTACATTGGTATTGGTGGAAGTAAAATCTTCTGCGACCATGTGGTGATTAGCATGAAAGCCTAAAGATAAACGCTCTTTAACCTTATCTAATCTAATGCCCAAATATTCTGATATGTCTTTTGCTTGTGTCTCTAAGTTCACTTTTTTATTTTTTCCCATTCCAAATAGCATTTTTCTAAACCATACATATAATCAGTCATGTATAAAGATGTTCCATCTTCCCAAGTGGTATCCTTGGGTCTTGCTACAATGCTGGTGAAATAAGTATAGGATACTGGTTTAATTTCAGTATCTAGTTTACCACGAGAAGCTGTTTTTATATCACTAGCTATAGAAAATCTTGAACATTTTATTGGATTACCTATGTGAGTAATTTTTTGATCATTTTCTTCAAAATGAAGAGCGGCGTCCCAAAGCAACATAGCAGCGTCGTAAGCAAAAACTGGAGAAAAGAATCTATCATCAACTTGAAGCTGCTCTTTTTTTTCCATCATAATTTCTAATGGATTTTTTCTGCCTATATCCTGGAAAGGTCTTACACCAATAACAAAAGTTAACCTAACTATTTTTACATTATTATATGAAATAATAAGTTCTTCAGCAAGCGCTTTCTGCCTACCATACCATGTAACAGGATCGGGTTTGGAGTTGGTATTATAATTAGCATTTTCTCCGCTAAAGATACCCTGCGTACTAACTTGTATTAATTTTTTATTGTTATCACTAACCCATGTAGCTAAAATAACAGGCAGGTTTACATTAACATGTACTGAGTCATGTGGGTTTTCCTCTACAACGTCGACTATGTTTTGCCCTGCTAAGTTGATGATTACATCGGGAGAGTTAGCATTAAGCCAAGCTTGTATATTATCTTCGCCAACGTTTAGTTGCGACCAAACTCCATCCCCTTTTGTTCTCGTGAAAATAGCATCAGCCCATTCAGGCTTATTGACCATCATGTGCTGGCCTATTATCCCACCAGCTCCTATCACAACAACTTTTTTATTTTGCATCTTTTGAGTCCTTCATCTTTTATTTTAATTTTTCTATATAGGGTAAAATTGGGAAAAAATTTTTAGGGCCAAATTGGTTTTTGACCTTTTTCTAATAGCCGGAAAAAGTAGTTGTAATAACACTGCCCTGTCTTTGGTCAAGAGGTGGCAACTCTTTTCTGACCAAAACTCTTTGCACCCACCTATCGGTGCCATCGTATCTTGCTTGGAAAGGTTTTCTGCCATGAATTGTTTTTCTATTATCTATAACCAATAGGTCACCTGTTTTTAATATAATTTCTTTTGTACATTTTTGAATCGCATCTTCAAGTTCTTCGAGAACCAATCTAGCTAGATAGTCATTCGGCTTCATGACAGTTGCATCGTAGGTAAAAGTTAACATCCCGTCAGCTTCTCCAATTATAGAAGTAGGTATCTCTTGGTCTTCTTCCCCATTTGTTCTAAAGCTAAGATCTATTCCTGTTGTAAACATTTTTGACTTCAACATATGTTTAGTCTCTACCCTAATATGCTTGAGTATGTCAGACAAATTAGCGTACGTGGTTACTGCCTGAGGATCGCCCCTAAGGCAAAACAAAACTACATAGTCTGGCTTGTAAGGATGAAATGCAGTCTCTGTGTGAAGAGCTAGTTCAGTTTTAGATGAAGTAGATATCTGTTGATACTCAGTCTTATGGACTGGAACTATGTTCTGTATTATTTGACCGTTTTGTTCCTGAATATAACCAATCGGATGGCCATATTTTTTAACATGATCAAGAAGAATCAGAGTGCTTTCTTTGGAGCTGGCGTGCTTGGGGGAACTGATGATCGGTGTAGCTGGAGTTGGAGGCACATATCCAACATCTAAATTCTCGTAAAGAAAAATTCCCATAAAATATTTTTAAGACGACAAAACCTTTAGTATTAAAAAGAATACTTTGCTTAGATTGTCAGGAGCAATACTAAAAACATGTTCTTTTTCAAGGGTTTTAATTGTAACACAATGTACGTCTACCAAATCTCCATTTGAAGTTATAGAAGCTGTAGGTTTAGATATGGAAATATCAGTAATAGTTGGCATAAAGCCATCGAACATACCATTATTTTCCATGCTACATTATAGCACAAATTACTTTTTTTTCTTCGCTGCTCTCATATTGTCTATCAAGTTTGGATAAGGGCGACCAGCAGCTTTTGCAGACGCTTTAGCTGAAGCCTTGGCCTTAGACGAAAGCTTCTTTGGCTTCTTACTTGGACTCGGGCTGTCCCAAACGGCTACTTTTTTTGCAGCCATTACGATATCTTTAATATGAGATATATTTGGACTGCGTGAAGAGCGAAGTAAACACAGTTTAATCCCCAGCCCTTAAAAGAATTTTTGTTTATATGCCAGTGCATGTCGTGAGGGTTGTGGCCTTGACCCATATTAGCTCCAGAAGAAGCATTATTACATGAATCCCCGTTGTCAACGTGATGATTTATATTTGTGCAGTTCATAATTATTTTTTCCTGTTAATCTTTCTAAGTGTTTTAGCAAGGTTTGCTTGCTTTACCGTTAAGGGACTATATTTATCTGGATTCTTGGTAACAGCTGATGCCATCCCAGCCACAGATTTGCCGGCTTTTTTAGCTTTTGCGGTAAAAGCTCCAGGCCTTTTGATCGCACCCTGTATCCATTTCTTATCTTTTTTTGCTGCCATTATTATTTCGCGCTGCTTTAACTTTTTCTCCTGTTTTAAATTTTAGATTTTCTAAATTAAACTGGTTAGTAATATGATTATTAAGATGTGTGTCTATCTTAGCTTCTATATGCGATATATCATCATCTATATCTGCAATGTCTTCTTTTATAGAATCTAAGCGATCTTTGACAAAGCCGTGGTCACGAACATTCTCACGACGCCCCTTCTCTATGAGAAGCATCAAAACGCCAAACGCGCCAGTAACAGCGGAAGCCCATACGATTTCCATTAAAGACCAAGCAGTTCTTTGACCTTTGGTCCAGCAACTGAATCGGCAGGGAGTTTATTAGCTACCTTGAAAGCTTTAACTGCTGCGTCTGTCGCCGCGTCCTTCTGTCCATTGATTTCGCCCTTGTAAAATCCTTTTGCCTTAAGTGCTTCCTGGAGCTTTGTTACATCATTGCCACCGACTGCAGCGGGAGCAGCAGAACCTGCTGGCTTTTCCCAGTTGTTCTTTGCCATCCACTCAGCAACTGCTGGAGGAGGTGTATCACCATTTACATATCTAATATGCCATGGCTCTGAAGGAACAACTTCCCATGAGAAACCAAACTTCTTTACATTCGCAATCATCCAGTTAAGACGCTTTGGCTCTGATGCTGAATGAATATCAACAGCCAAGCCCAAATTATGCTGACTCTTACCAGGAGTAGCCAACATGGCCATACCCTTCTTTAGATACCAGGTCTTGCCTTCGAAAGACTTTGTACTCGTTCCAGCAACTGGCTCAAGCTGATATCTTTGCTTAAAACCAGCAAGCTGACTCTCATAAGTCCTATATGTATCACCCGCTGAAGTAGGTTTTAGTTCCAAGCCATCAGCTTTTGCTGCTTCATCCATTGCATTGTAAGCAGCTGCTGCAAGCCAATGCATTTTGCCGCCAGCCTCAATAGGACGCAAAAGGTGTGCAGGCAACTTGCCTGGCTCAATGCCCTTAAGGTCTTTTGGCAACACTACTGGAACTATATAATCCCAAGCGAGTTTACTCATTTTAGTTCTCCTTAGTTTTTTTGCTAGCTTTTTTTGGGGCAGCTTTTTTAGCTGCTTTTTTAGCCGGCTCTTTTTTTACAGCGGGCGATACATTTTGTACGTACTTAGACATAGTAATAATAATCCTTGATTTATTTTATTTTTCTATTTCGAGTTTTTCTTAGGACGATTTTTTTTTCCGTCAAACATTGGGGTAGTCATACCATTTTGTATCAAGCCAGTAACCTTTTGCTTCTTAGAAGCAGCAGCTGCTGGGTCTCCTTTACTAGTCTTTTTTTTCATAGCCATTATATTATTTCTTCTTCTTCTTTTTATCTATAGCTGCCTGGATAAATGGTGGAAGCTTCTTTTGAGCGGCGGTCATGCCAGCTTTTGCTGCTGCTGGTGCTTTCTTTTTCATTGCCATTGTTTTCTCCTATTTTGATTAGTTGATTTATTTATTAACAATCCCATTTACGCAAAGACAAAGCTTTGCGAGTGGGACGACCTTTAGAATCCTTCATTGGCCCCGGCATACCGCCCATGCGAGCACAAAATGATTTGCGTCGAGCCGCTGCTTTAGGTGACTTCTTTGCCTGCTTGGATGACACTGGTGGCTTTAAGGTCCCACCTGTTTGTGCCTTGTATGAAGCACGGCCTTTAGCATTCAAGCCTCCAGCAGGGTTCTTGCCCTCTTTGCGTTGCCACGCAGCAGTCTTAGCCATTATTTTTTCCTTTTAGTTTTACTATTGTTTACTTTTGCAGACTTACGAGGCTTTGGGGCGCTCTTCAGTTCCACACCATGTAAAAAGTTATTTTGACCCATCCTGGGGCCAGCTATATAAATGCTTTTTTTCATAACCATAATTAAATTATTCCTTAAAAAGTTTTAACTAAATTTTCGATAGCTATATTTCTTGGCATTGTGTTAGAAATCAGTGTAGTTTTTTTAAACCATTTTAAAACGATATTATATCTAGTACCGCTTTTTACCTGATTTACAGCATGTAAATACATGGAATTTGTTGGAAACGTAACAACTTCTCCGGCCTTAGGGCTTATTGTTAAATCGTATTCTGGGAATACAATCTCCCCACCTTCATAGTCATCATTCAAATAAACTAAAGAAGAATAATCAGATAAAAATCTAGGTATGTGCGTATGCCAATGAGGGTCTGAACCATTTATTTCTAAGGCCAATTCAGAATTATTATACTCACTGTCAGAATGCATAGTTTGAAAATCTCCGATAGACCAAACCCTACCCCATATTTGGGGATCACAAACCAATCTTTGCCCATACTTATATTCAACCCTATCTTTAACTTGATTAATTAAGTTAAACAAAACTGGTTTAAGATCATCAGAAATAAAAAAATATGGCACTGCTTTCACAGTAACAGGATCGCCGTTTGGATAATAATCACAACCTAAACCGTTTGGCATAAGATCGTCCCAGTCATCAGGACACTCCATGTGTCCCAATAAACTGCGAACGTCTTCGGTTGATAATACATTATTGTTAACAACAATGTTGTCTACAGAACCAATACCCATAGCAACTATTTCTTCTGTCTCTTCTCCAAAGCTTCAGCTATATCAGACAACTTAAATATTATCTTCCAAAAAAAATCAGTTAGACTAAAATATTTTTTACTCATTATTTTTTTTCTTTTGGCTTATCTGACGGAGGTTCTCCTAGAACCTTAACTGGAGCTGCGTTACCTTTAGAAACTTTTCTAAATTTAGCTAAAGACATTTATTTAGCAGACTTTTTTGGACGACCCTTTTTTGCCTGTGTTGAATTTGCTGCGCGAGCAGCGTCTTCTGGACGAGGACCGACCTTGCTTGGCTTAGGAGCAGTAGCTTTCTTTGCAGCTTTTGCAACTTCTTGCTTTGCATCTGCAACTATATTCTTAGCTGCATCTTTGGCTATTTCGGCTACAGCGTCTGCTTGGTTAAGAAGATCATCAATGATCTTAGCTTGGGCTTTTGCCATAGGTCCGTCTGCTTGTATCTTTTGTGCCTTAAAGATTACTT